AAAGAGAAAAGGAGGGGGGGAACCCCCTGTATATTTATGCAACGATCGTTTGAATAGGACATAACCAAGACCATGCCAAAGAGAACCATAAAAGACCTGCTTAAACTGCACGGAGTAACGCGGGATCAGCTTAACGCAGCCAAGTCAAATGGCGTTGATATCTGGAACGATGAGGCAGTTAAAACGTGGCTAGATACCAAAAGACACCGCATAAAGCCTGGTGCCGAGATGTCCGAAGAGGTTGGTGCAACTCAAACCTTGGCAGAGATTGAGGAAGCCATTAAACGGGCAACAAATATTGACGATGTAAAGATACTTAAAGAAAAGGTTCTGGCATTGAAGGGTATTACCGCAGTTCAGCAAGAAACCAAAGAACTTGTTCCAGCTGGTATGGTTCGTGAAGCGGCAACGTCATGTTTTTCGGTTGTCCGTGCCGAGCTGCTAAAGTTGACTTCAGACTTACCTCCTCAACTGAGCGGCCTTGGCGAGACTAAGATCCAAAAAGTATTGAGAGAAAACATTATTGAGGTTTTAGAAAGATTATCGGACGCACAATCAAAAATATTTGACGATGACGAACAAAGCTAAAGAGGCATGGCTTGACGGTTTGAGGGCGGGGTTGAAACCACCGACCACGCTAAAGCCTTGGCAATGGGCAGCAAAGAACGTCAAAATATCCAACTCAGAAAGGGCTTCCTTTTTTGATCCAGAGCAAACGCCGTGGTGGAAAGCTCCGATGGAATGTGCGGGAGATCATGAGGTTCGGGAAGTTGTCGTTATTGCACCAACTGGTTCGGGTAAGTCAACGATGGCAGAGGGTTTGATTCCATACATTATTGCCGAAGACCCAGGCGCGATGTTCTATGCTTCACAGACAGATGCCGATGCGCGGTTCTGGGCTGAGACTAGATTGAAGCCAGCTTTAATGTCGGTTGAGCAAGTTCGACGGCTATTCCCAGAAGACCGTCACAAATCAAGAAAGTTGGAAATCATATTTCCGCACATGCCGTTAATCATGGGCGGGGCAAACATGTCGAACTTCCAAGAGAAATCAGTTCGCTGGATTTACGGGGATGAGGTTTGGAAATGGGAGGCTGGTTTATTGAGGGAGTGCCAAGCTCGGACGCACAACCGCTGGAACAGGAAAGAGTTTTATGTATCACAGGCTGGAGTCGGTGGGCAGATCGAGGATAACGGGGTATTCCACGGCGGGGATGATTTGTGGCGGGAGTGGATGAAGACGGACAGGGCATCATTCTCATGGAAGTGCGAATGCGGGCAGCAACACCCGTTCGGCTTTGGTTCGATCAAGTATGACATTATCGAAAAGAACAAAGGAGTGATTGATGAGCAAGCCACGGCTAAAACGGCACGGATGGCATGTAGTGAGTGCGGAAAGGAATACGAGGATAACACGATGGTTCGGCGTAAGTTATCGGAGTCAAATATGGACAACGGCAAGTTGGGATATATCAGCCTGAGCGATACGGCATTTGATTCTATACGTGGCTTCCATGTTGATTCCTTGGCTATCTGGTGGATTCCGTGGTGGCAGGAGGTTCTTGAGTTTCTAGGAGCAAAGAGGTTATCGTCAAATGGCTTTACCGATGCTTTAAGGCAATGGACGCAAAAAAGACGGGCGCAATTTTGGACGGACGATATGGCGGATAGCGAAGTCAGAATCACCCGATCATCAGATTTTGAGAAAAAGGATTTTGAAGGCGGGCAGTTGATTGATGAGGAGATGGCAAGGTTCGCAACTATTGACGTAGGCAAAGATCATTACTGGATCGTGATTGCGGCATGGCGAAACGGTGGGTTTTGCAAGGTTCTTTACGAGGGATATATTCCATCTGACGGAGGGAATGAGAAGGAGCTTGTGGATTTATGCGACAGATACGCGGTAGCACGAGCTAAAACGTTGATTGATATTGGGTATCAGCAAGACAGGATTGCAGATTTATGCGTAGAACACGGATGGATTGGTATTAAAGGAGAGGGTAATAAACGCCATTTCTTGCACCCAACTGCAACTGGTAAGCCAGTAGAGAAGTTGTATTCCACAACTAAGCGGGTCAATTCACGAAGCGGCGGCATTATGAAATACATCTTTGCTGCATCAAATCCAATTAAAGATATATTGAGTGCGATGGTTGGCAACGGGGATCAGATTGAGTTACCTAAAGACCTTTCCAAGCCATTTGAAAACCACATGCAATGTGAGCGCAGGAACGTGGTGAGGAATCCGAAAACAGGCGAGGAAAAGTCAGAATGGATTAGACCAGGCGGACAAGCAAACCATCTTTGGGACTGCATGTGCTATCAAGTTGTCGCTGCGTTGATTTGCAAAGTGTTTGAAGACTAGGGTAATTTGACTTTCGCCCTATTTATGGCAAAACTACCGCATGAGTGTTTTCGATCAGGCGAGGAGCATATATAACGCGATTAAATATGACCCCGTATCTATCCAAGCAATTCGTGATGAATACAAGGCATTGGCTTTGTCTATTGCCACGGATGCGAACGGCACAGCTCAAGTGACTTCTACCACTATCAATGGTCAAACGATTTCGACGCGTCCAACGGCGACAAACCAGCAACGTATGCAGATGTTGCGTTATGTTTGCTACTTTGTTGACAATGGCGGGGTCGTTAGCACCACATCACTTACCACGTTTTAACTTATGATCCTTGATAGTTACGGACAACCATACAAAATAGCACACGCAGCGGACACATCGTATCGCCGTGGCCCTCAATTTGCGGTTCGGAATGATGATATTGAGAGGCTAATCCCAGCTGGAGACAGAAAGACCCTTACTAGTCTTTCAAATCGTTTATTTACCAACATGGGAGTGCCGAGGGCTTGTATCTTGCAGAAGGCAGATTATTCCGTAGGTGAGGCATGGATTCCTAGCTATTTAGGTAAAGATCAAGAGCGAGGCAAGCAAGTTGCCAAGTTTATTCATGATATCTGGCTACCACAAGCTGACATTAGGGGCGGAGTATTTGATTGGTGGAAACTTTTGGAATTAAGCAGCGTTGAAATTGACCGAGCTGGTGATGTATTTTGGTTAATGGTTAAAGGGAAAGATAATTTCCCAAGAATCCAAATGATTCCCAATCATAGATGCTATTCAGGGACTGAAACCGTAGTTGAATCTGGAGAATACAAGGGATATCGGATTTGTGATGGGGTAATTTATTACTCATCGGGACAACCAGCGGCATATCGTTTTAATATCGGTAAAGATGGCGAAGAAAAGATGGTGGATTTACCAGCTAAAGACGTAATCCATTTATTTGATGCAACACATTGTGACCAAGGGCGCGGGTTGCCAGCATTTACCCATGCTTTAGAATCCCTTAAAATGTCCTTGCTATCCTTGGAGGATGAGCGAGTAAGGCAACAGATTATTTCACGGCTACATCTTACAATCTTTAACGATGCTGGCGCCCCCGACATTGACGAAACAGAATCTTTAATGAGTGGTAGCGGAGACTTGCCAAATCCGATGTCATTTACTTCAAAGTCATTCCCAGGCGGGGTGATGTATATGCCAGCGGATGGCAAACAACGTATTGAGCAGATGCGGCATGAGAACCCAGGCGAGATCTGGGAATCATTCCAAGACCGCATGATGCGTGATTCTGTAATTCCAGTATGGTCTTATTCTGTATGGAAAGGATCAACGCAAGGCACAGACGTTCGTGCTGAGGTTGTTAAATGCCGTAGATTCATTACCAAACGCCAAGGATTGCTGTGGTATGGGGCTAGACGTGCGATGGCATGGGCTTACTCTGTATTCGCTGAGAATGGCAGATTGCCTAAACTTGATGCGCCTACACTTTGGGATTTCTCACGTCCGCCTCGTTTATCAGTTGATGATGGGCGGGAATCCAAAATGGAAGTTGAGGAAGTTCGGGTAGGAACTAAAAACATCAGCGAGGTTTTAGAAGCTAGGGGTTTGAACGAAGATGACTTTATTGAATCACGCGCACGTTCCGTTTGGAATCGCAAATACAAAGCCAAGATCATAGCTGAAGAGCTTAACAAAAAGTATGGACAAGATATTGAGATTGAGGAACGCGAAATGTTCATGCTGACCGCTAACGAAATGGGCGAGCAATCAGAAATAGAAACTAAATCCAAAGAAGAATCACAAAATGAAAACGATTGAAATTGAAAACAAAAGAGGTAAGGTAAAGCTCAATGAAGTAGTTACCCGTGACGCGGCTGGCAAGATTGCTGAAGAAATCGGCAGGCTTTTTGGTTTTTCCGCGGTTGCTAGTGGGGCAGACTTTGGGGAGATTACGAACGTAATTGAAAACGGGGTTGATGTTCTGGATATTGAAATCAACTCACCTGGCGGCAGCGTTTTTGATGGTTACACTATCTATCAAGAAATCAAAAGCCTACAAGATCGTGGGGTTGTTGTTAATGCGACAATTACTGGCTTGGCAGCATCTATGGCTTCAGTAATTGCTATGGCCTGTGATAATGTTGCAATCGTGCCACACGGCAGAATGATGATCCATGACGCATCAACTGGAGTCCAAGGCAATGCTGATGAGCTTAGACGGCAAGCAGATTTATTGGATGGAGTATCAGAAAACATCGCTGAGATTTACGCATATCGCACTAAGAAATCAAAAGAAGCAATCCGTGATCTAATGAAGAAAGAGACATGGATGAACGCAGCACAATGCGTAGCCGAGGGCTTTGCTGACACCATATTTGACATTGGCAAAAAAACATCTAAAAAAGAACCCATGAATCTATTCAAGAATTTCATTCAGTCACTTAGTTCCGATGAGAAAGTTCAATTTGCTGCACAAGTTGCAGAAGTTGAATCGCTTCAATCCGAACTTGCCGAAGCACAAGCTAAAATCGAAGAATTGACCAATGTCTCTGCCGTAGTGCTGGAGAAAGAGGTTAAGATCCAAGAGTTGTCCGAAAAGAACGGAGAACTGGAAGCCAAAGTTGCCGAAGTTGCAGCTGAAGTTGAAACTCTGAAAGAAACCATTTCTGCAAAAGAGGCTGAAATCGAAGAAGTTAAAAACTCTGTGGCAGATAAGACCATTGAGGCACTTGCTTCAATCGGTCAATCTGAACCACTTGACCTTGACAACAAAGGCGAGCAAAAAACCGTTCTTGAAACCTTTGAATCTCTTAAAGGTGCAGATGCAACCGCATTTTACAAAGCCAACCGCAAAGCGATTCTGGCTGAGCAATCAAAAAAATAATCTCCAACTAAACTAAATATATGTCTACTCTATTCAACGACAAAATCTATACACAGGAAGTTCTTAACGCCTTTACTGCTGGTCTTGCACCGCTTAAAGCCTTTACCCGTTCTTTCTCCGCAGAAACTCGCCGCAAAGGTGATGCAATCATCATCCCACGCGTTGACGCTCTTTCCACCAGTACCTTTGCATACGCAAACAACAGCGGCAGCCCTTATGAAAATGAAGGCGGCACAGTTGCAGCAATCACCGTCAATCTTGATCAACATCAGATCGTTGGCGTTGACATCACCGATGTGCAATATGCTAACTCCAGCAACTCCGACATCAATATCTTTGCACAACAACAAGGACGCGCCTTGGCTCGTAAGTGCATCGAAAACGTATTCGGTCTGCTTTCCATTGCCAACTTTGGTGCAGCTGCTGCAACCGCAGTTTCCATCGCTGATACTGGCTTGGCACAACTTCGCGCCGCTCGTAAAACCCTTATGGATCGCAAAGTTGATCTTGGCATGGTTTCGCTTATCTCCAACTCCGAGCTTTACAGTTCGCTTCTTGGTGACAGCAACATCACCCAAGCCTTCCAATACGGCGGTTCTGAGGCAGTTCGTGAAGCTCGTATCCCACGCCTTTACGGTATGGATGTTTACGAAACCAACGCACTTCCACTTGGCGGCACTCTCTCACTTGTTGGCTTCCTTGCTCACCCTGACTCCATCGCGATTGCAATCCGCAACTTGATGCCACAGGACGCAGGTGACAGCTACCTTGCTGTTGAAACCGTTACCGATGCTGAAACTGGTCTTGGCTTTACTTATCGCCGCCACTTCAACCCAGGTAAAGGACGCCACTATGCAAGCATCGAGTGCTTGTTCGGTATGGCAACTGCCCTCACCCTTGGTATCGGACTTATCCGCAAGGCTGACTAATTTCTGTCTGGTATTGTTCATAGTCATTAAGCCGTCCTCAGAAATGGGGGCGGCTTTTTTTCTTGTCTAAAATAAAAGTTGACAGCTTATCCGCTTATGATAAATAAAGCGCATCTATGAATTGTCCACATTGTAACGAACCAATCAAAGCCGACCAGATAGCCGCGCATTTAGGCAGTCTTGGGGGGAAGAAAAGCAAGAGAAAGATAACAAGTGATCAGCAAGCTAAGATGCAAGCAAAGCGCAATGAGTCATACAAAAAGAAGAAAGGATAGATTTATGGGAAGGCGTAAATCAACACCCGAAGAAAAGGCGGCATCTTTAGAGAGAAAAAAAGCCTACATGAAAGCCTACCACCAAACCCCAGAGTATAAAGCTAAAGAAAAAGCCCGCCAACAAACTCCAGAGTATAAAGCCCGAAATAAAGCCCGCCAAAAAGCCTACTACCAAACCCCAGAGTATAAAGCTAAAGAAAAAGCCCGCCAACAAACTCCAGAGTATAAAGCTTACCAAAAAGCCTACATGGAAGCCTACAAGCAAACCCCAGAGTATAAAGCTAAAGAAAAAGCCCGCCAACAAAATCCAGAGTATAAAGCCTACCAAAAAGCCTACGGAACCAAATGCACCCGCCAAAAATCAGCCGACCAATTTTTCGTAATGACCGCCGCACTTGGCGATCTTACCAAATCAACAGAAAAACAATAATATGACAATGACACTAGACAAACCAACAATGACAGTAGCCGAGTTAAATCACGGCATTAAACGATTCGCAGAACTATACGTCAAAGGCGTAGAGGCGTGGATTGAAGCAGGAACAGTCCTATGCGAGTTAGTTGACGCTGACCCGCACGTTTATGACTACATCCTAAAGGATTGCCCGAACTTAAACGCGGGAATACTCGAAAGATTTGAGCAAATGGGAAGAAAAACGCTACACCCTCAACTCTTGCTTAATAACTCAATCGGCTATTCCAGATTGCAGAAACTTCCTTACAGCTTGCAAGAGCGTTATCTCGACGAGCCTATTCCATTGGTAGTCCACACGGAATCGGGCGAGACTGATATCTTGCTTGTAAAGGCGCGGGAAATGACCAAAGACCAAGCCAACCAAGTATTCGCAAACGGAAGGCTTAGAACCGAAGGCGAGCAAAAAGCATGGCTTATCCAACAGCAAAGCAACAAATCCCGCGACATTATCCCAGCACAAGAGACGGGATATAAGATCAAAGGTAAAAAGGTAATTATCAACGGGGTTGAATTCACCCGAAGACAACTAGCAAGCATCCTCGCACAAATGGATTAAACAATCAGCCCTACCCGTTACAAGGTAGGGCTTTTTTTCTTGCCAAAATCTCAGATTTAGGTATTTAACAAATCCACACATGAGAAATGAAAAATTAACGCTGTCCGTTATTACGGGTAATTGCGAAAAAGACGTTGTGCGATTCTTGGATGTATTCCAGCCATTTTTTGATGAAGTGGTAATGGTTCGCGCTATTGGCAATCAAAAACCAGATTCAACTTTGGATATCGCAAAGGAACGAGGTTGCATAACTGGCGAGTATTTTAACAAAAATAAAGAATGGAATCACGTTGATAACTTTTCAGCAGCTCGCAACGCATCCGCCAAGCTCGCAACTGGCGATTGGGTAATGTGGGCGGATATGGATGACACCGCAGATGGATTGGAACACTTGCGCGAGATCATTGCAAAACTAGACAAAGATTGTAATATTCTGCGTTGTCCTTATGTGGTTAGCGAGCAAGGGGTGATTGCAAACTATCGGGAAAGGGTTTGGAGGAATACAGGCAAGATGGAATGGAAGAACGCATTGCATGAGAACTTGATTGACACAAGCCAATCAGAATACCCACATGCACAAACAGACAGGATTAAGATTATCCATGTTCCAAGACTTGATCGAGATTGTTCGCAAGATCGTAATTTGCGGATCTTAGAAAGTATTCCCAAAGACGATCGCACCCATGCTCATACATTTTATTTGATGACGGAATACGCAAGACGTAAGGAAGCTAAAGCAATAGAACTAGCTCAAGAGTTCCTAAACCATCCAGAAGGTGGGGCAGCTGAACGATTTGAGACGTTTATGACATTGGCAGCAATGGCTGAAAACTTCGAGACTAAAGCTCAAATTTACACCCAAGCATTTGCCGAAGATCCAAACCGTGCAGAACCATTGTATGAGCTTGCGGCTTTGTCCTTGTCTTGTGATGAACCAGAACGTGCATTATCGTTTGCTCGCCACATGATGACGTGCAGATGGCCAGATAATCCGTGCTGGAATCACAGAAAAATGTTTTATGAGTTTTTCCGTGAGGATTTATTTCTGCAATGTTTGAGATCCGCTGGCAAGGTCTATGAATCTGATGCCCGCAGAATGAACATGAACGCAAAGTCTGGTAAGCCAGTAATTTCTCTTTTACACGCAACACGGGGCAGATCATCACAAGCTATTAAATGCCGGTCAGAATGGTTGAAATTAGCAAACAACCCAGAAGCCATTGAACATATTTTTGCCGTAGATTTGGATGATGAACATGCTGAGGTTTTCCATAGATTCCAGACGGTATTCCTTCCATCTGGATCGGGTGGATGCGTGGCGGCATGGAACGCGGCCGCAGCTATTTGCCGAGGTCAGGTATTGTTGCAGCTAAGTGACGATTGGAAGCCATTTAAAGGATGGGATGATGCTATTCTTGATGCTATTGGCGACACGAAGCAAAAAGCGGTTTTAGCGGTATCTGACGGGCATAGAGAGGATGATTTGCTATGTATGGCAATTATGACCCGTTCACTTTACAAAGAGTGGGGTAATATGTTTCATCCAGAGTTTTTCTCAATGTTTTCAGATAATTGGTTTTCCGAGCAGGCTTTCAAAAAAGGCTTGGTTATTGATGCAAGGAGCAAAATCAAATTTGAGCATGAGCATCCTGCATTTGGCAAAGCTGAAATGGATGAAACCTATGCAAGATCAAATCAATCTTACAATTACCAATGCGGTTCTGGTATCTTTGAACGTCTAAAAGCAGGGGTAAAGGTATCCTCTGAAATGGACGGATGGTTTGATTTTAGAGACGTTTATGATTATGTGGCTAAAACCATCCCAAACAATGGAACATTTGTTGAGGTTGGGACATGGAAAGGTAAAAGTGCAATTTACCTAAAAGATAGGCTAGATGACATCAAGAAGCCTGTGGATTTTTGGGTTGTTGATACCTTTAAGGGAGATGATGAAACTGGAAAGGTTAATGTTCTTGAGGAGTTTAAATTGAACCGAGGAGAGCGTGATATTTCCATTATTGAAGGAGACAGTGCAGAATCGGCAGATAAATTCCAAAACAACACCCTAGACGGGGTTTTCATTGATGCGGCGCATGATTACGCCAGCGCAAAGCGTGACATCAAATCGTGGCTTCCAAAGGTCAAAGAAGGCGGCTTCTTTGGTGGACATGATGCGGATTCTGAAGGGGTGGCTAAAGCACTTGACGAATTAGGCATTAAATACGCCGTAGTTGGGCGTTGTTGGATTCAAACCGAAAAATAATATGAGTAGCCACAAAGGATCATGGAGTAGAGTTAAAGATACTAAAGCATGGGATGAATGTCCGCTTTGGAATAATATTAAAAAGAATAAAGAAAATGAAAATAAAAATCAGTATCCTTACGCCGACCATACCAGGAAGGGAAAACCAAGCAAAGGCACTAAGCGAAAAACTGGCAAAGCAGATCGGTGATTTACCAGTAGAGCATTTAATGGTTTCCGATAATCGGCGGCGTTCGATTGGTGAGAAAAGGCAGTCATTGGTTGATATAGCCAATGGCGAGTATGTGGCTTTTTGTGATGATGACGATGACATCATGGATAATTACGTATCAGAACTATTGAAAGCATCAGAAAAGAACGCTGACGTAATTACTTTTAATCAAGAAGCACATTACAATGAATATTCATCGACTGTAATTTTTGGCATTAACAATCAAGACATGCCATTTAATCCGAATGGAATTACACTTCGTGCGCCTTGGCACATTTGTGCTTGGAAACGTGATAAAATCAAAGATTGCCAGTTTGGATTTACTAATTTTGGAGAAGATAAAATATGGTCTGTCCAAGCAAGAAAATGCGTAAGAACCGCAACTCATATTGATAAAATCCTGCAAATTTACATACATAACGTTAATACAACGGCAGCTCCGACAACGCCTGATTGATTTCCGCATAATTTGAGGTATTTTTTATTTATGAGCCTTGCAAAATCTCACTCTTTAACCAATTCAGTTTCCGCGTTTTCCATGCTAGGTAGCGAGGAGTTGACCTTAAACGGCACGGTTATTGATGCTATAATTAGCGAGGTGGAATATACCAAGGATTACGAGGAAACAGGATTTAAGCCAGTTCAGCGGTTTGAAGCTGTGGTTAAAACAAGTGATTTACCATCTGGCATATTACTTAAGAAGATTGGATTACTTCGCGGTGAATCATTCAGGGTTGAGGGTATGAGGAAAGGCAGCACATATACCATGGTGACTTTGGAAGAAATCCACAAAGCATAAAAAAGTTCTTGCAATAATCCGTCAAAAGTGAACATTAGGTTCATGAGCAACGCGCAACTATTGACCAGCCACATTCCATCCGATGTTACAGGATGGTGGGTATCGATCAAATATGATGGTATCAGGGCGATCTGGACAGGCAGTCATTTTATAACTCGTCACGGCAAAAGGTTAAAAGCTCCAGCATGGTTCACGGCCAAGATGCCAAAGAGCGTGAGGCTTGATGGTGAGCTATGGATGGGCAATGGCACTTTTGATGCCTTGCAGTCCAATCTTCAAACCAAAGGATCAAACTGGGATGGTATCAAGTTTATGGTATTTGACCTAGCCGGCGAAGGCGCATTTGAGGATCGTTATTCAAAGTTATTGATGATGAGATTGCCAGAACATGTATGCATTGTTGAGCATACCACTTGCCAATCAAATGAGGCATTAGCCGCGACTGAGAAGGAAGTTGTTGCCAATGGTGGCGAGGGTCTAGTTATACGCCGTCCACAGTCACAATACAGACCTGGGCGTATGGGTGACGTTATCAAAATCAAGCGCATCACCGCAGATTTGGAACGCTGGCAAGGTTGATGTTTGATTTTAGCCTAAAACATGTCATTTTTTGGGCATGGCGGTTTCTGCTAAAATTGACAAAGCAAAACTAGAAAGGGGTCTAAGACGTTTTGCGGCATTGTATGGGGAAACCCAGTCGCAAGCCGTGGTTCGCTGGTCAGTCCAAACTTGCCGAGAATTGGCGTTTGAATCGCAAGTATGGGGTAGAAGCAAGACCAAGGGCAAACAGGACGGCAAGATTATATCTGATGCCTTAAACGTATGCTTAGTGGTTGACAGTCTTACCAAAGCCCCGACAGGGAGCGGATACAGGGCAAGTAATATGGGCAAGTCTTATCATGTAGTAGCAAGGAGGGTTTTATTGACTGCTGATGCGGTTAATAATTGGATTGAGCTAAACCGCACCAGGCGGAGAAGAAACACGGCAAAACTTGCAATAAATGAGCGTATGGTATGCCAAAGCTCGATATTTAAAAAAGCCATGACTATTCGCAAGAAGAAATCGGGCATGGCAAAGGGTGGATGGATTGGGGCAGGACATGACATAGCTAAAGCACAGACGGGGCAAGACAAAATTGCGATTGGTAAGTCCTATATGGCATATACTCAAAAGGCTGGAGCATCTTATGGAAGTGCAAAAAAACCTAAATCGGGTTTCAAACCAGCAGCATATATTACAAATAGCGTAGAGCATACGGCCAGTAAGGATGTATTGGCTAAATCTGGCATCCAGAAAGCTATTGAATTTGGGCTTAAAAAATCTATAAACTATTACAGAAGCGCATTAAGGGCATTAGCTAAAAAGAATTTATGAATATACAGACATCAATTAAGGAATGGATTGAAAAGCGGACAGAGGAGGAATATACCGAGCTGGAGGATATTACTATATCAACCACGGGGGAGATTAACGATATAACTCCGCCGATGATCAATATTTACGAAACTGGTCAGGGAATCCATGAAGTCGGTGGCGTTACAATGTATGGAGTTACTGATTTTGAAATTAGCGTGGAACTTGTAACCGTGCCAGCAACTGAGAACGACGAAGGAACGCCAACAGTCGATGATTTAGAGGCAAGGAAGGCTTTATACAATATCTTGGCAGACAGATATGCCATTGAGTGGATGAGTGAGCAGAACGGATGGCGGATATTTGACATTCGCTTATCTTCCCCTATAACAGAATCAAACGAAGGGACACGATCAACGAGGTTTGAACTTCAAATCGTAGCCTGTCCAACCAACTAATTAAATTACATGAGCGCAACAGTATTTGGAGCAGCAAGATACGGGGTTATTGATGATTCTTCGGCAACAGGATTGTTGGTGGGGAACATCAGTTATTCATATAGTAGTGAACAAGCATTTGCCAAAGATCACCTTGGATGTGATGTTGGCATGTCGGTTTATAATGATTCCACCGAAATCTCGATTAGCGGGGTTGTTAAAACAAAAGCTACTGGTTTAGTTCCAGATATAGCTGCCGTTTTAACTCTTGCAAACAGTTCTGCTGATACATTAGGACTTGATTCTAAGAATCTCTTTACAAGTCCATCAAGCGCAGGCGTTGTTGTCACAGGAGCAACACTTAATCGGGTAAATAGCGAGTTTGAGAATGGAGAAGTATCGGCAATCTATAAACCATTGATAAGTGTTTCATCGCCTGCGGTGTTGACGTAATATCAATTTATAAAATTTAAGAAAAATGAATAACACGGGCGAAAGCTACGGGACGGGTGATTTGAATTTAGCTGCGGCAATATTATCAATGGGGATTCCTCCAGAGATAATGCCAGTTAAGTTAATAGCCACTTCGGGGGGGAAGGATTATGTGCGATTCATGATGAAAGAGCTTTCCATTGATGGAACATTAAACACTCGTTCATTGATGGTGGCATGGGATAATTATTATACTTATTCCAAAAACAACCCAGATTGCATATTTACGAAGATTATGACCTTTGTCAGATCTAAGCCTGGCGATTGTAAAACATACCTTAATTGGTGCGAATATGGTTCAGAATGGTTGGAAATAAGCATGGCCGCTTGTAAGCGATACATGACGGGAGAACCTAAGATTTGGCAAAGTGCGCCAGATTCCGAACCAGCATACATCTTGGCATTTATTACCAATCGATTCTGGCTTTTAAACTTAGCTAAACAATTTCAAAAGGATGGCAACTTTGATGTTCTTACGGAGCGGGGTAAATCCATTTCACTTATATCAGAGAAGCTATCTAAGAGTAAAAGAGACTATTTAACATCAAGAATGTAACACATATGAAATACGAACTAAAAAAAGGAACGCTGGGAATCATTGATTGGTTATCAGGGACAAGTAAGAACCCGTTACTATTAGGCGGGGCTTTTGGCATATCAGACGTAGCTGAGGCTTGCTGGATATTTACGGTTGATCTTATGGATGTTGAGAAAATGACACCCCAGAAGGTAAAAGCTGAGGTTAAGCGATTTATGGCAGATTTAGATGCCGATGCGTTTAATCAGATGCAAAAACACGCCGAGATTGAAATTAAAAAATTCTTTAATTCCGATACCCGACCAAAAAAGCAGGGGGTGGCGGTGGGTCTGAAAAAGAAAGTATCTCGCAAGTAAAGATATCGCCACTAGCCACAGCAATTCACATATTAAGTGCATATGGATTAACAGCAAAAGAGATTAAATATGACTTAGATATTGAATTAGCTAATCAGCTAATGAGTTGCCATTGGATCAGTAAAGGATTAGAAATTGAGTATTCAAATGCAAGCCAAGACTCTACGGAGGAGATTGAGGCGGAAATCAATAAAACAGCTAAACGAAAACACTCATGGCGATTGGAACAACTTTAAAGATTGGATTTGACGGCAGCGAAGTTCAGCGGGGCTTTGCCAAGATGAAGGCTGGAGCTTTAAATATAGGTAGTAGTATTGCTGGCATGGGAATTGCCACAATTACCACGGCTATTGCTGCTGCTGGAGCTGCTATGGTAGCTTTTGGCGTATCATCCGCAAAATCGGCAATGGAAATGGAGGATTTGGAAACCCAGTTTGGGGTATTGCTTAAATCCACAGATCAAGCCAAGCAAATGATGAGTGAATTCCGCAAGGAAGCAATTAAGTCTCCATTAAGTATTGAGGATTATGCTAAAGCAGGCAAAACCATTTTAGCTTTTGGCGTATCGCAAGAAAAAGTAATGCCATCGCTTAAAATGCTTGGTGATGTTTCAATGGGTAATGCAGATCGGTTTCAAAGTCTTGCTTTAGCATTTGCACAAACCCAAGCGGCTGGCCGTTTGATGGGTCAAGAGGTTTTGCAATTTGTCAATGCTGGCTTTAACCCATTGCAGGTTATTTCTGAAAAAACAGGTCGATCTATGAAAGACCTTAAAAAAGACATGGAAGATGGTGCCATATCAGCTGATATGGTTTCAGAGGCTTTTAAAATTGCCACTTCTGAGGGTGGGTTGTTTTATGGCGCACTTGAAAAAGGAAGCCAAACCACTTCAGGAAAATTTGCCAAGCTAACCGATCAATTTAGCCAGTTAAAAGTAGCGTTTGGCACAGGATTAAATGAAGGTCTAGGAGTAGTCTATGAACTACTTGGTGGGGTAATGGGTAAATTTACTGAAACCTTTACACTTGCTGGCAAAGCAATCGGCGCGGTCATTGCAGAAGCGGTTGAGAATGACACGACTAGGCTTGAGGCAATCGGGTTTTATATCGGCACTTTGATTAAAGATGGTATAACATCAGCATTACAAGCAGCAGGTGAGAATTTAGCTGTTGAGATGGCTAAAAATTTTGAAACATATACTCCTGCTGGTATTTTAAGTAAAAAATTGGGTTTGAATCTTTCTGGAAATATCGAAAGTGGGCAAAAAAACTTTTCGGGATATTGGGCTGAAAATAAAAGCCAACGCGAAGGGTTGCTTACTGGCATTAAATCATCGGTTGCGGTGGATGATTCCAAAAAGATTTATGCTGAATCACAAGCCGAGATTGTGGCTGCTGCAACTAAACGTATTCAAGAGATTAAAGCAGATCCTTTTGCCGTTGCAGATGCAGATAAAGAAATTGCAAAAATATTAAAAGAGATTGAGAAAAACACATCAGAAGGGGCTAAAATGTAATGAGCGCAAAAATATATTCGACAACTAATGCAATTATCCCGCAGCCAGACTTTGAGGCCAGCGAGGGAGAGAACGGGATGTGGACAGGTTCACAAACATTTAAGGTAAAAAAAGGTGATTTGGATAGTGGAGAAACCAGACCATTTTTTAGCCGCAGTAAAAAAGCTACGGAACTTGATCCAAATAACGATAGTTTTTTTAACTTTTTAAAACTTAAAACTTGGTCAGTTGGAACAGAGGCTGGTGGATGGACTAATATTAAAGTTGAATATCAAGGGTTTTCAGCAGACAGCAATGACCCTACACCAGAGGGCGAAAAACCTTTAACTACTTACAGTTTAAGAGGAGTTACCAAATCAGTTCCAATTACCGAGCATCCGAAGTTCCAGACTTGTTCGGATAATGAAAAATTTATGCTTCGTTTACTTTTGGGTGGTGAATTTGTTTTAGATGAAACAGGATATAAAATTGGTCAATGGAATACTAAAACAGATGAGACATTACCTGTCGGGGATCAGAATTATATGGTTTTCATTGAATTAAACAACATCAATAGTGAATATAGTGATTATGAGCTTTTAAGCGATGTTTCTAAGGAATTTGCCAATCGTATATCAAAAGGAATAACTACATACGAAGTCGGCACTTTTGAATATTGGGTAAGATGGTCTTCTGCCGAACCATTATCAGCCGCTGATATATCAAAACTTGGTTTAATTTCCCCTCCAACTGGTGACCCACCTACACCAGCAGGAGAAAGAGATTGGAGATTGACAACCGTTAACCAAGAACAAGAAGGGACAACAGACCCAACATATACCATTGAAATAGGCTATGTTCTTTCTGATGAAGGTGGATGGGATACACTTCTTTACACGTCATGAACTTAGATTTTAAAACACATATTACAATCCCACGTCAACCACGTGAGGGATTGGCGTTATTGGCTTGGGCTAAAGATGTAAATTACGCCATAAGGCAACTGGCAAATATATCATCGAGCAATATTCCATACAAAACGCCAAAAGGGATTAACATCAATGGGGTTGGAAGAAATTATACGCACCCTTGGAAATGTATAGCTAATGGAAACAATACGATTACGGTATTAAGCGGAAATATGTGGACTTATCGCAACAATGGCACGGGCTACGCTGGCGACCCTATTGATTATACCGCTTTCCCATTAGAGTTTGATGGGGTTAATGATTTAACAATTACAGCTACGGGTTACGTGTATGCTCTTTGCGACATTGCACAAATATTAGTTTTAGATGATACAGGGCCATCTGGTATTCCATTTTACAGCGAAAGAGATGGTTTTAGCGGAACTCCAGAAGTTATTTTTTCGACTGATGCACCAGCAGTTTATTCACCCCAAACAGATGCCCGTAATTTTGCTATACCATTGGCAAGCGTTGGTTGGAACTCAGAAGAAAGCATTGCTAATGTATTAAAACAATACGTAGTTGATGATATATGGCCAGTTGGCGGAAGTGCCACTTACGAGCCAACTCCTTAGTATTTCAAATAAATCCTTTTTGTCTTGAAATTTGACTTTCGCCCAAAAAAGGCAAAAATCACCGCATGGATATTACTTCAGCAGTAGCAAGTGGGTCTTTAAACGCAACAGCCTCCGCAACTTCCACAAGGGTATCGGGAGTTGTGACTATTGGTGGCACAAATACAATCAGATCACTTACGGGCGTTAATGTTGCATATAGCACAAGAGCTATCTTAGCTAATGCGTCTGATGCTTTCGTTTTGGTTACTTCAACCGATACCACATCTGCATCAACGGCATGGTCAGCTGGAACTGCTCAAGTTGAAACCGCAACAGCAGCTGGCACAATTACAGCAAGCGGAAATGCCACGATTACGGTTACAGCGGCAGGGATGACAGGATCACCTAAAGCCATTAGCGTAGCAGTTACCAATACTGATACCGCAGCTACTTGGGCTGGCAAGGTCAGAACCGCTCTTGCAGCAGATGCGGACGTTTCGGCATTATTTACAGTTGGAGGCACAACTACGGCCATCAGTTTGACCCGTAAAGTCAATTCTCGCGGCGTGTTACCTGGCAATGACGCGACTTTAAACATCGCCACAGCAAACGGCACTTGCACGGGAATTACGGCGGCTGCAACTTCAGCTAACACCACGGCAGGGGTAGCTTCTGACGGGGCTTATATCTATGACGGTGATGCCAAAGACTTTGAGGGGGTGACAATCCCAACTATTGCAACTCTTAAAGCTATTGAGATTATTTGTGACCACGGAGAAGTTGATTTAACTTCCACGGATGAAACATCGACTATCAAAGCGGGAGAGCGCAGAACTATTTCAAATGATAATGGTATGCCTAGTTTTCTTGCTACTTTGACGTTTACCGCAGTATCGGAAAGCGATATATCAATTACTGTATTTGGCGCAACCGCATAAAATCATGGCAGATTCATTCACACTAGCTAAAGGCGAGATATTACGCATGGTTTATACACCTGTGACGGATGGAGAAGCCATTACAGTTGATCCAAGCTGGGATGTAGCATCAAGCATGAAAAGGCAAGGAGTATCGGCATTGATTGACCTTGAACCAACTATTGCCAATGGCGTTATCAATATTGAATATGACACAGTTGACCTAGATTTAGGCACTTACAATATAGATGTTCGCATTACCCAAACTGGGAATGACGATGTATTTTCCGTGCAGTTTTTCTTTCATTTAGTAGGCACAGTAACCCCACCATCAACCCGATAACATGGCAAGCTCAGTAGATATTACCGTTAATAATGGAATCGCAACCGTAGAGATTGACGTAACACGCGGATTGGCAGGTGCAGCCGCCACAGTCGATCAAACTATTATTGATGGCAGCGCCAACGCCGTGTCTGGCAATGCTGTATTTGATGGACTTGCACTCAAAGCGCCACTTGCCAACCCTACCTTCACCGGCATCGTCACAGCTCCACGGATCACAGGCCGCTGCGATGGTCTTGAGGTTTTCTGCAAGGCAGGACTTGCGATCAACGCTGGTCAGGTCGTCTACGTCACAGGCGCATCTGGCAACAACATCATTATCGGTCTGGCACAAGCCAACGCCGAGCTGACATCCAGCAAGACCATCGGCATCAGCGAGTCAACTCTTGCCAACAACGGCACGGGCTACGTCATCACCGAGGGGCTGCTTACAGTCAGCATCTCGGCACCGTCTGCTATCGAGGGCGACCCGATCTGGCTATCACCATCGACCGCTGGCGGCATGGTCTTTGGCGCAGCCAATAAGCCGGTGGC